TCTACAAATTACTGAAGGAGGTTTCAGCATGATTATCTATCAACCGAAGGGGCGGGCCAGAGAATACTGCAAACTGGCCGCCAATCTCTACCGTGGATGCGGGCATGGATGTAAATACTGCTATGCCCCAGATACAATCAGGGCAGACAGAGAAAAGTTTTACCGGGAACCGCAACCTAGAAAAGACGTGATCTCAAAGCTTTCAAAGCAACTTGAAAAAAACACATTCAACGGCCCGGTGCTTCTATGTTTCACCTGCGATCCCTACCAGCCGATTAATGATGAATATGGCTTAGCAGGTCAAGCGCTTCAGCTTTTAAAGTCCAACGGGATTCCGGTGGAGATTCTCACCAAGGGCGGCAAAAGAGCAGAATCCGATTTCCACTTGCTCGGAAAAAACGACAAGGTCGGAGCAACCCTTACCTTTATAAGCGATGCAGATTCCCTTGAGTGGGAACCGGGCGCAGCACTACCAGCCGAAAGGTTCGCCATGCTGAAAAAAGCAAAAAGCATGGGAATCATGACCTGGGCCAGCCTTGAACCGGTCATCGACCCGGAGCAGAGCCTGGAAATCATCCGACGGACGCACCATTTTGTTGACCTGTTTAAGGTGGGAACGCTGAACAATCACCCGCGGGCCCAGGAAATCGACTGGCGTAAATTCGGGCGACAGGTAGTTGAATTGCTTGAAGAGCTCGACTGCAGTTATTATATCAAAAATGACTTGCGGCGATACTTAACAAAAACAGCTTAACCGCCTTCGGGCGGTTTTCTACTTAGAAGGATGCAGAAGAGAAGCGAACTATGCCAAGAGCGTTGGCAAGCCAGTGAAGATGGTGATGTGATAATGGAAGCTTTCTTGGAACAATTGAAAGGCTACAGACACCTTATCAACAAGCAGCAACTCAAAACTCTGCGCGGCCAAGCTCTTGCCGGAGATGTGGAAGAGGCCAGAAAAGGACTGCAAAAGATACTCAGCAGGAAAATGAGCAAGCGGGATATGTTCGTGAACGCGCACAGAGGAGCAAGGTACCATGAAGGACGAGATTACAGAGCTCAGTTTGCGTTGAATCTAAAATATATACACAAGCTCGAAAAAATTAAAGCAGGTGATCAAAATGGGCAGGCCGTCAAAATTGACACCTGAAGTTACAAAGAGATTAACAGAAGCCATCAGGGCCGGCAATTACTATGAAGCGGCATGCGCCTATGGGGGAATCCATTATTCAACTTTCCGAAAATGGATGCAGAAAGGTGAAACTGCAAAAAGTGGCAAATATAGGGAGTTTTTCGAGGCTGTAACGCGCGCGGAGTATGAGGCGGAAGTCCGGATGGTTGCACAGTGGCAAAAGCACATGCCGGAAGATTATCGAGCGATTAGAGACTTCCTGGAGCGCAGATACCCTGAGCGTTGGGGCAAGCGTATTGACGTGAGGCAGGACATCAAGCAGGAGGTGCAAGGGCAGGTGACGCAACGATATGAGTTCAACAACGAAACCATCAAAGCCGCTTATGATGCGCTCTATCGGTCCGACGTTTCCCGAGACAGCCCCGTCGACTAAGGAGCACCTGGCGGTCTACTGCGCCACGGTTCTCGGGTTTCGATTGCCTCATCCGGCTTACTGCGATAATCATCAGTCACCATTGGACGCGCTCTGGGACGCCTACGCCGATGAAAGCGATTTCTCCATCTGGCATGCTATGAGGGGCAGCGGTAAAACTCAGCTTTTGGCCATATTGGCCTGGCTGGAATCAGTGTTCAAGCCAAGTTGTGGTAGCACGGTCCTGGGCGGCTCTCTGGAGCAATCTCAGCGATGCGTCGCGTACCTTACCCAGCTCTGGGACCTCCCCCAGGTGCCCAGGCACATCTTAGACGGAGAACCCGGCGGCATGGGCTACAAGCTGAAAAATGGCTCCTGGGTCCGGGCCCTGGCTGCCAGTTCCAAGTCAGTCCGTGGTCCTCACCCGCAAAAGCTACGCCTTGACGAGGTTGACGAAATGTCCCCGGCCATTTTTGATGCTGCTCTTGGCCAGCCGATGGAAAAGGGCGGGATACCTGCCAACATCGTTGCCAGCTCAACCTTGCAGTACGCTCACGGTATGATGGCAGATCTCATTGATAGCCGGCATGAGCGCGGCGCCAAACTCTACCGCTGGTGCGTGGAGGAAGTCCGGGAGCCGCGGGGTTTTTGGACCAACGGGATGATCGCCCAGAAATACCGGCAGGTAACCCGGGCCATGTGGGACGCTGAGTATCTACTCAAGCGGCCAACAACCATGGAAGGCTCTGTTTACGATTTCGAGCTGGTAGAAAAGGCCTGGGAGCGAGGCAGGGACAAGAAGTGGCAACAGCACATCCCGACAGAGGCCGGCATCGACTGGGGCCATGGCACTACGGTATTGCATATCATCCAGGACAGCGGAGAGCGCTTTACGATCCCGGAGACCTACCGCTGGGAGCTGGTGGAGCTCACCGAGCGGTGCGAGCAGATATCGAAGATCTGCCAGGAGCGAAACATCATATCGATCTACGCCGATAGCAATCCCACAGACAGCAACGTCACCCTGGCCAAGATACTAAGGAAAAATAATGTGCGGACCGCAGTCAAGCCCGTTGTCTTTAGCAAATACAAGGGCACTGGTATCCAGGTGGTCCGTTTTTTGCTGGAGAAAGACCTGCTGGATATCACTGACAAAACCCTTAAAGATAAGCTCCAGAAGTACCACTACAAGAACCCCGAGCAAGAGATTATTGCAAAGGAAGATGACCATGACCCGGACGCCCTCACCGCGTGGGCAGCGTCCAGGTTTAAGTTACTAGGAAAGCGGTGATTACTATGGCATTCCCTCAGCCGGGCAGTGAATGGCCTCCCAAAGCGTGGCGATATTGGTATCAAAAATTCCATGAATACGCTTTGTGGTACGGCGGCGATCCAGAGCTCTTGGCCCAGTACTACTCCAGCCTATACCCGGACACTGCAAGCGGCAAATTCTGGGCCCAGTGCGAGCTGGAGGAGCGCAGGACAATGCTCCATGTCCCCATTGCCGGCGATATTGCGGCTACAAACGCCGCTCTGCTCTTTGGCGAGCCGCCTCAGCTAAACTACGACGGTAATGCCGAAGGAGGCAAGCGTGTATCTGAGTTCGTCAAAGAGAATGCCCTCTTTGCCAAGCTCACGGAATCAGCTGAGATATGCGCCGCTCTCTCGGGTGTGTTTCTGAAGCTGGACATAGATCCAGAATTGGCAGGTGTGCCGATATTGACCACTAGAACGCCCTACCAAGCCTTACCGGAGTGGAACCGGGACCGCCTGGTTGCCGTGACCTTCCACCGTGTGGTGAAAGAGGATGACAGCGGCAAGATTTGGCGCCTGTTTGAGGACCGGCGCCGGGAGGGCGGCCAGTTGCACATCCGGTATAAGCTCTTCCAGGGGACCAGCGACAAGGTAGGCCGGGAGGTTGACCTTGGCAGCATAGAAGAAACCGCAACCCTGGGCCTTGAGGATGTCACTTACCCAATGGAAGCTCTAGGCGTGGTATATATCCCCAACATGCTCCCCAACAGGCTGGCGCCAGGGAGCCCAATGGGTGCCAGTGACTTCTCCAGCGGCCTTATCGGGTTAATGGATGCCCTGGATGAGGCCTGGTCCTCCTGGATGCGTGATATTCGCCTGGGCGCCGCCAGGATGCTGGTGGACGAGGATTTCCTGGGAGATGACAATCGATTCAAAGTGTTCCAGGAGGTATTCGTCAAGCTCCATATGGGAGATGCACGGCTTGCGTCCTCCGGATATGAGCCGCTCAAGCCTATGCAGTTTTCTATCCGGGTCGAGGAGCACATGAAGACTACAGAGGCCCTGGCGATCGAGATTATCACCAGGGCAGGTTATAGCCCTCAGTCTTTCGGATTCCGCCTGGAGAACAGGGCAGAGTCAGGCACAGCTCTGAGGACCCGGGAGCGCAAGAGCTTAATGACACGCAACAAGAAGGGCAATTACTGGGGCCCGGCGCTTTGGGATTTGCTCTGGCAGATGCAGCAGATTGACCTGGCCAGCGGGCTGAAGACGGGATATGAGCCGCAGGAAGTGGACGTGGTACTCCAGGATTCCGTTGTTCCTGATCCGCTGGAGGTAAGCGAAACTGTCCGCAACCTGGAGCAGGCCAAGGCTATCTCTCGCGAGATGAAGGTCCGCATGGTGCACCCCGACTGGGACGAGGAGACCATCCAGGCCGAGGTTAAGCGCCTGGTGGAGGAGAATTCATTCGGGGACCCGTTTGATGGGATGCCATGATCAACCCAAGAACTTACGAGCAACTGGCCGCCCGCTTGATTGCCGCCGGCGAGAAGGTATCCCTTGGTGTTGGCATTGCCCTGAGGAAATACTGGCAGCAGCTTATCCGGGACCCAAACAATATCAACGATGCGGCCTATAGAATTGCCGTTGCCCGGGAGATCTCCAAGTGGAACCGCGAGGCCCGGGAGTGGGCCAAAAATGAGCTTGCCCTTGCCTATATCCAGGGGATAGAGCACGCGGATAAGGAGCTGGCCATGGTCCAGAAGCTCACCGGTGCCAAGCTCAGGCAGCCGGCAAGGCTTATCAATCCATTTTCCCCCTTGCTCCCACGGTTGCCCCTGGAGGCCTTCAGAGAGATTGTCACGGCAACAGATGGTTTCGATAAATACCCGGACCACAGGACATTCTTCGGCGTCTTTCAGCGGGCCGCTCACTACTACCTGGAGGGCACAGACTTCCAGATCATGAGGGCAAGCCAAGATTTGGCACGAGAGGCGGCCGTCGCGGCCGGGGATTTCCTTTTCCGCGATGGCGACATCTACACGCGGCAGAAATTTGCTCAGCAGATGCTGAATGAATTCTCCAAGACAGGAGTCAAGGCCATCCGTTACCGCAACGGCCGGATGGTTAGTATAGATGCCTATGCCGAGATGGTCGGCAGGTCCTTGAGCGGGAGATGTGCGATGCAGGCGTCACTTAATAGGTACCAGGAGCACGGTTATGATCTTCTGAGAGTATCCGCACACTTCCGCGCCTGTCCGCTTTGCACGCCGTGGGAGGGCAGGATCCTTTCCCATAGCGGGCAGAGTACCCAGTATCCATCGTTGCAAGAGGCGACAGAAGCTGGACTTTTTCATTCCAACTGTGCCCATGACATAAACCCCTACATCCCGGGCCTATCTCAGCCTTTGGAGGTGAGGCTGGACCCGGCAGAACAGGAGCTGGTTGAGCAGTATGGCTATCAAAAAGCCCAGGAGATAGCCTACGAGGCTCAGCAGCGCCAACGCCAAATTGAGCGCAATATCCGAGCCTGGAAGCGGCGGGAAGCAGTGGCGCTGGACGCCCAGGAAAAGGCTGCCGCACGCCAGAAGGTATTGCAGTGGCAGGCCGCTCAACGCGAGCACCTGCGGGAACATCCCTATCTACCGCGGCACTATGTCCGCGAATCCATAACAAGAGCACATTGACCTGAGCATGTCGTTAAACTGCCCTAAGCCCCAGGAGGGCTATTTTTAATTAGGAGGTGGGCCCAGGTGGCCGAACTGTTAAAGAAACTTTTCCCCATTGATCTGCAGTTGTTTGCCGAAGGTGATGATTCGCAGGACGATGACTCCACCGGCGGCGGCGACAACCAAGAGAATGATCAGAAGAACCAAAAAGGTGATGATCAGCAAACCTTTGACGCGGAGTATGTCCAAAAGCTCCGCAAGGAGGCCGCCAAATACCGCACCGACAAAAACAAGGCCGAGCAACGGCTGAAAGCTATCCAAAAGGCTCTCGGCCTGGATGATGATCCGGATCCGGACGAGTTGAAGAAACAACTCACCGAGAGAGACCAGCGAATCCGGACTCTGGCTATCGAAAACGCCTTTGGCAAGGTTGCCAGCAAGTTAGGTGCTGATCCAGACCTAACCTTGGCAGTGCTCCACCGCCGCGGGGTGCTGGACACCCTGGACGTGGATGACAGCTCTTTCGCTGAGACCCTGGAGGCTGAAGTGAAGAAGCTGCTGGATGCAAACCCCAAGCTGAAGGCGACCGATACGCAAAAGAGCGGTGACGGCGGCACCGATAAGACCCCTGATCCAAAGCTAAGTATCAATGACCTCATCCGCCGTGCAGCGGGGAGGAAATAACGAAAGGAGAAATGATCAATGATTGATCGTGCTGGTGCCGAAGCTTTGATGCCCGAGGATGCGGCCCGAGAAATTATCCAGGGGGCCGTAGAACAAAGTGCTGTATTGTCCCTGGGGACCAAGCTCCCCAATATGAACCGTCAGCAGAGGAGACTGCCTGTGCTGGCTTCTCTTCCGACCGCGTATTTTCTGAACGCGGGATCTAACCCCTCTGACACTGCTTATAAGAAGACCACCAACATGGCCTGGGCCAATAAGTACATCAATGCGGAGGAGCTGGCCGTCATTGTGCCCATCCCCGAGAACGTGCTGGATGATAGCGATTACGACATCTGGGGCGAGGTAAGGCCCCGCGTTGTTGAAGCTCTCGGTGTTGCTATCGACCTAGCTGTATTTTATGGCATCAACGCCCCTGCAATCTGGCCTCAGGCTATTGTCACCGCTGCAACTACGGCTGGCAATGTCATTGCACTGGGCACCAACGGTGACCTGTATGATGACATTATGGCTGAAGGCGGCGTCATTTCTCTGGTGGAAGAGGATGGCTATATGGTGAACGGCCACGTGGCCGCAATGTCCATGCGGGCAGCACTGCGCGGCCTCCGCACCCAGGACGGTATCCCTATCTTCACCCGGTCCATGCAGGAGGGCAATCGCTACGAGCTAGACGGAGAGCCCATGCTCTTCCCGCGGAACGGCGCTGTTGACCCTGACCAGTCCTTGCTGATCTCCGGCGACTGGAAGCAGCTGGTCTACGCTATCCGTAAGGACGTCACTACCAAGTTGCTCACCGAGGCTGTAATCCAGGACCCCGCAACCGGCGATATCGTGTACAACCTCGCTCAGCAGGACATGGTAGCCCTTCGGGTTGTCATGCGCCTTGGCTGGCAGGTGCCTAACCCCATCAATCGTCTGCAGCAGGTGGAGGCGCAGCGGTATCCCTTCGCTGTTCTTACCCCTCCGTCGACTCCGTCGACTCCGTCGACTCCGTAGGATAG